TCCTTTCTTAAAAAAATCTAATGTATCATTAAAATTTTTTCGTAAACCATTAGAAGCAATTGCAAATAAATGTGGTTTTACTGTTTTTATAGAAATTTTTTTATTTTCTAAAAATTTTTTAGCTTGTCTTATTTGATCTGGTTTAACTGCCATTGATATTTTTTGCTATTTTATTTTTATTAACACCTTTTTTAATAACGTAAGATTGTGTTCCATTTGCACCAGTATTAACTTCTTTTTTTAAATTTTTAGATAATTCTTTTTGTTTATTTTCTTTATTTATATTAGCTATATGATCTAAAACTTTTTTAGTCATTCCTTTTGTGGCCATATACTTAATCTCTTTTCTTTTCTTGTCTTGCAACTTTACTTGCAACCTCTACTATTTTCGCTTTAGATTCAGCATCTTTTCTTGCGTTTTGTTTTTCGCTTTCTTTAACACCTTGCATAAATCTAGCTTTTCTTATATTTAATTCTTCGCCTTTTAATGCAAGTTGAGCTTGATCTTTTTGTTGTTCAGCTTGTTGTTTTTGTTCTTCTGGAGAAGGTGGCATACTTCCCATTAAATTTTGCGCTGCTTGTGCTGCAGTTGCTGCTATTCTATTTTCTTCTTCTATACTAATCTCTTGTGACGGTTCATCATCAAATTCTCTATTAAAATCACCTGAAGAAATAGGATTACCAGGAGGTACTTGAGCTTGCATTTGTTGTTGATATAAAAATGCCATATGTTGACCTATATGAGCTAACATTGCGGGATATAATCTTTCTTTAGCTTCAGGGTTTCCACCAAATCTAGGATCATTAATAAATTGTGAATGTACTTGTATATGAGCTTGATGATCTTGATCTTCAAATACTTGAATTGGTTTACCATTAAGTAAAGCCATATTTTCTGACACTGGATCACGTCTAGGTGTATCTTCATCTTCTATCATTAAATCTAGATAATCAGGAATATTAAGAGCTTGTAAAAATCTTCTTGTTGCTTCTTTCACATCTATTATATCTGGTGAAGCTTGTGCTAATTGCATACCAGTTTGAGCTAAAGCAATTCTTTGTGCTTGTGAAAAAATATTAGGATCAGAAACTGGAACTACACTAATAGAAGCTGTAAAATCTTTTCTTCTAATTTTTTTATTTTCACCAATAACTTCAAAAGAATATTCATCATCTAAATATTCTCCATTTAATTCATAAATTAATTTAAATTCTCTACCTTGAGCTTGATGAATTCTTTTGTGTATTGCAGAATATACTTTAGAGCCTTGTTCTATTAAAGCAATAGTAGTACCAACTGGACCTGACCCTGCAGAATCACCAATCATAGCATCTGCTATTGATGCAAAACGTCTCCCGGACTCAGTTAAAACACCTAATAGTTGTAAGAGAGTAGGCGATGGTTCTTTGAAAGGGAGAGGGATAAAACTCTTTCGTAGATCATCACCATAAGCTTCAACTTCAACCCATTCACCAGGAGAAACAGTAATGTCTCCACCTTCTATTCTGGCTCCTTTAGCTCTAAATCCTCCATTGAGGTTAGCAAAGGCAGCTGAATCTAGTAGTGCTCTTAAAGCACCAGTGCTGGCATGTTGAAGTCCGCCGATCATTTGAATAAGGCCGAAGCCATAAAAGCCCAAGCCCGGAAGATATTTATAGTGTATAAAATAAGTTCTTTTTCTTCTTAATGAATCTTCTTCTTTCCAATTACGTCTTATAGATAAAACTCTTTGTGAATCTAAATCTATTGTAACAATATAAGGTAAAGCTAATTCGTTTTTATCTTCGCCTAAATCTAAATTAGTATGTACTTCTAATACAGTATGTATTTTATCTGCCATACTAGGTGTCATACCTTCTAATCTTTGTAAAGTTTGGTCAACCATATCTCCATCATTAGAACCTGGAGTTGTTTCTGCTTTACTTAATGGAATATCTTTGTAATAACCAGATACTTGATGTTTTCTAATATCGTTTCTAGTTAATTTCATTACTTGAGTATATCTTTCCGCTGTTTCTAAATCCGTATTCTCCATTGATATTACAAATTCTTCTGCTGGTACAAATTTGGAACAAATTCTATCTAAAGTATTATCAAAATAAACTTTTTTAAAAGCACTACCCGCAAGTGCTAAATAAAATAACATTTGATCTAATTCATTAAAGTAATCTGGTATCTCTTGTGTAATTTGAAAGTTCATAAAGTCTTGAACTCTTTGAGATTGATCTAATTTTTTATCTGTAACTTTTCCTATGACTTGTGTTTTAACTGGTCCACCAGCAGGAAAAATTTCAGCAATAGCTCTAGCTTGAAACTGTGTTGCTGCTTCTGCAAGCAATGGATGATGAACACCTGAAGCTCCCGGGAAAGGGTCTTGTCTATCTTCTACAACTACACCTAACATTCTTAAACCTTTTGAATATTGGTCTTCCCAATTTTTTCGAGAGCTTTTATCATCTTCATAAGCCCGGACTAATTCTTTTCCTATGAGATTGATTTCTTGTTCAGGTAATTCTTCAGCTAAATTAGAATAATGATTACTTTCAAAAACTTCTTCTGCTTTTTCAGTTTGGTCTTGATCAATATCTACATTTACTTTTTGACCATCTTCGTTTGTAAATTGTAGTTTTTTTTTATCTAATTCAACTTCCATTATTTTTTCTTCTTCTTTTTTGCTATTTTACTTCCATACTTTTTAGACCAGCTTTTTGCTATCTTTGGATTATTTTTCCAAAGATACCTTCTTTGTTTTTCTGATCTAAAAGGCACTAGCTTTTAGCAGTTTTAGCAGACGCCTTTAATGCTTTAGCAGAAACAGTTCCTTTACCAGGTCTACTGGTGCCAGCTTTTTTCCTTTTGTTCATATTATAATACAAACCTTTTTTTGCGATGCGTCCACTTTTAGTTTTGTGATAACCTTTTTTCATAAGTTTCCCAAATCCTTCTCTGTTAATCACCTACTTTTTTTTCTTAAAACCGTAAGTGCCTTTTGGTTTACGTGTAGCTTTCGCTACTTTTCTTCGACCAGCCATAGACATTTTTTTACCAGATTGTTTTCCTCTAGTCATTCCTAGCTGTTCATCTTTTCTTGCGTTATATCCTTGTTTTTTCATAGCAGTATACCTCCTGGTTCATACCATACTTTCCTAATTAGAGATATAAAACAAAAATTTAGATTATTCTAGTATTAATTTTTTAATTGATAATGACCCATCAATGTTACTTTCTAGCTCTGCCATAGATTTTATACACTGATATTTAACACTACCACCAGTTTTTAGACCACGTTTTGCAACTCTAGCACCTTTTAAACATTCTCCCATAGATGTTTGAATACGAGCTTCTTTAATTTCTCCATTAATTATCATAAGTAAAGCTACTACTAATTCAGTCATTAATGTGCACTCTTTCCATTTGCTCTTACTTTATCTTTTAAATCTTCTACATCACTTAAAGCTTTTTCTAATTGAGCTTTTAGAAATTCTATATTAACTTTATTTGTCATATTTTGTTCTTGAGTTTTTTCTAACTTTTCTGTTGTTTTATATAAATCCTCTATCAACATGTATTGTTCTTGATCTGTAGGAAGTTGTTCAGATTTTTTTAATAGATCAGCTTGAAACAATTCTCTAGAAGTTTCTAAACTTGTTAGTCTTGCTGTAATTTCTGTGTATGCAAAAACACCAGCTACAACACCAGCAATAATCATTAACATATTTTTAACAGGCATGCTTACAGATGTGTTTTCAGATATTTTCATATAGGTCCCATACAAAAAGCTAGAAATAAAAAACCTAAAATTAAAATACCTGTAAAATAATAGTTCATATTAATACTCATAAATTAGGTTTTTCCTTTTTTTGAATAAATAATATATAACAAAAGTTACTAGGCGTCTAGCACTTCCATCTACGTCTAGCTTGTCTTATTCTAGAATTAGGGTCATTTCTTGTTTTAGCAGAGCTTCTTTTTAATTGACCAGCTGATCTTGCGCAGTATGATTTTCTACGTTTAGCTGCTTTACTTCCAGCTTTAACTTTACCAGTAACTGCTGTCTTTAATTTAGAACCAGGATTAGCTCGTCTATATGCAGCAACACCTTTACGTGTCATTCCTGCTCCTGATTTAGTTTTTCTGTAATTACCACCTTTACCAGTAGTTTTTCTTATAGGATTTTCTCTACGCCTTCTAGGTCTGATTCTGGTTCTGGCCATATGGATTTAATCCTTCTTGTGCATCAAGTAATCCTGTGTATTCTTGATTAGTAATTGGTTGTTGCTGTGTATTTCCTAAATCTTCAATTTCATTTGGTTGAGGAGCATCATAAGTCATATAATCTATTATAGGTTGTTCTTCTTGTTCTTGAAAATTACTTAAAGCATTTCCTGAAAAATTCATAGGTGGCATAGCTTGTGCTGGAATAGGTGATATTTGAGCTGAAACATTTTGATTAAAAAAATTATTAAATTCTAATAAGTCTTGAGAAAGAGTAGTTTCAAAATTTACTGGAGCACTTGGTTTATCGAAATCCCATTGAAACATATTATCTACCTTGTCCTTTATAACGTGTTTGTTTTTGTTGACGTTTCTCGCTTTTATTTTTATTTTTTTTATGTGCTCCGGGTCCTCGTTTTTTTGGCTTATCTCTTGGTATGAAGTGTGTGAACTTCTGCTTGGCCATTAATCTTTATTCTTTTTTTTATCAATATTTATTTTAATAATTTTAGCAGATTTCTTTTTTATTAATGCAGCTGCACCGGGATAATCTTTTGCTTTACCTTTATAAAGTAATCCACCTTTGTAATTACTAGATAAATTAGCATCAGCTACTTGAATATTACCATCATCATCAAAAGTCTTTTCAGCTTTAGTTGCTACGAAATCATCATTTTCTTTTTTTGACATTTTTCTTTTTCCTTTTTTTTCTTAACATAGCAAAATCTATACTTGATAGTTTACCATCTTTATTTTTATCTAGTTTTTTTCTTTTGCCTTTTAACATTCTTTTTAACTTTTCTTTTTTTAGGCGCTGACATTCTAGAGTTTTGTAATCTACCTAAACCGGAGCCTGCGCCAGCAGTCATTTTCATTTAAGCATCTCTTTTTAAATCTTTAATCATTTTTAAATTATTAGCATGATAAGAATTAGTACCTGATTCTTTAGTATCATAAACAGCTTTATCTTCGCCTTTATGAGTTGGTCCTTTATCAAAGATTTTTTTAATTCTTTCCTTAATTAAAGTTTTATGATCTTTTGACATAACTAGCCTCTTTTAATTTTTTTTATAAAAGCCATGTTGTCACCATGAAAATCAGAATTGCCTTTAGTCTTGTCCTGAATAGTATTTGCAGCAGATGGATCCTGTTTAGGTGGATGAGCTTGTGGCCCAAAACCCGCAGCAGCTCCACTTGAATTATACTGAACAGGAGTTCTAGTAGTTTTCTGTGTAGTTGTCATTAATAGATTCCTCCAGTTATATTTATTTTACCAATGAAATTTTCCATTTCATTTTCTTTTCTTGTTTGTTCTTTTACTACTTCATCACCTGGATCTTGCATAGCTTTTTTAATCATTGCAGCTGGTTCGATAGCTCCAGGAAACTTTTCGTAAAATCTTTTATTAGCTGCTTTAACATCTTTAACTGAAAAGTTTTCAGTATTGTGATTACTAATAGCTTGCCTCGTAAATGGATTCTTACTCATTTAAGTCCTCCGTTGTACTTAATTTTCTGTTTAGTATACCTTGAAAACACGACTGTGTAAAGGTAGGAAGTAACATTTCGCTTATAGGTGATTTATTATGGCCAGTAGACCATGAAAGACAAGGTACTCCCTTCTCGTCCCATGCTACTAGAGCATATCCTTTTATATCTACTTTATCACTTATCTTGATACATGCATCATGAAAAGCACTAATTACTTCTTCGTCTTGACGTTTTTCTACTTCTTTAGAAGTAGGTGGTTTTTTCTTAATAGGTCTATACCTATCAAGAGTAATAATGTTTGTCTTTTTTAATGTATCTTTCTTGTTCATAATCTTCATCATCCGGGTCATCAGGGTGCGTTACTAAAAAGCCATCACGAATCCGCAATAAAGCTTGAATACAAGTATCGTGTATATCATCATGTTTTCCATATGGAAAAGCACCTGATTCATCTATTACACTTTTAGTCCAATCTTCGTCCATTGTAAAGACTAACCCACCTTCAAACATTGGAGCTACAGAGTGAGTTCTAGAAACTTTATCTCTTTCTGGATTATAAGTAACTACAGGCACTCCTGATCTACGCATATCTTGTATTAAACTTTGGCCTGAAGCTCGTTGTTCTATAAGCACTTGATCAGGTCTCCATTCTTCGTAACTATCTTGTGCACGTTTTCTTAAATCTGGATACTCTAATCTTTCTTTCCATGCGTCTAATAATATTGCTGCAGCGTAAGGTCGATTACTTTCGTCACGAGCATTAAATACTCCCCACGTTGTACACGCAGAGAAGTCAGCAGAAGCTTTTGTAGAAAATGCAGTATCATAGGATTGTACTACATATGATAGTGTAGGGATTTTATCTTCTTCATATATATTCCACCATTCTCTTTTAATAATGGATCCTTCATCATTGCTAGGTTGCTGTTGATAAAGAGCTTGCCATACACGTTGACCTACGGTTTCTTTTATTTTTTCTAAATCCTTTTTCGAATAAGCTTCAGGCCATAACGCATTACCTTTATTATCTATCGCTGGTAAATCTAAAACTTTCCAATCTTCTTTACTCTCTGATAATATGTGTCCTGCTAAATCGTCTTGGTGCCATCGTGTTTGAATTATAATTATTTTACCACCAGGTTGAAGTCTTGTGTAAGCTACAGACTTATACCATTCTACTAAATTTCTTCGTTGTGTCTCTGACTCTGCGTCCTCTCTACCTTTTATAGGATCATCTATAATTAATAAATGCGCACCTCTACCAGTAATTGCTCCACCAGCACCGACAGCAGAATAAGTTCCACCTTGCATTGTATGAAATCGTTTAGCTGAACTTGAATCAGCACGTAGACCTACTTGTGGAAAGACACTATTAAAATCTGAACTAGCTATCTGGTTACGAACTTTACGACCAAAGTCATCAGCAAGTTCTTGAGCATAAGTAGATTGAATTACAAATTCATTTGGATTATTACCTAGATACCATGCTGGAAAGAACTCGCTACATAGCATAGACTTTCCATGTCTTGGCGGCATAAATACTGCTAATCTATTTATCTCTCCTTTTTCTAGAGCTTGTAAATTTTTTGCAATCAATTGTATATGAGCTGGATCCTTGTATCCCGGGTAAATATGCTTTGCATAATCTAATAAACTATCTCTAGATTTAGAAGTCGATAGTATCTTATTTAAATGTTCTATTACTTCTGCAGCTCGTGGATCTTTAGTCTTTTTGAATATCTGTATAGCTGACTTTAATCTTTCCTTGATCTGTGTTTTTTGCATTTTGTTTACCTGCTCCTACAGAACCACTTTTTTGATACTCTATAAATTTTTCTTCTAACTTAATAAATGGTTTAACTTCTTTTCTAGTAATCTTTTTCCAGTGTTCTGAACTTTGTCCTATTTTATCTAGAAACCAAGATAGCTTACTTGCGTCCGCAAATCTAGAGTTAACCATTTTTTGATGATGTAAATCACCTTCTTGATCAGGGTTCCCCTCTTTGTATATTCTTTCTTTAAAGACATCGTCATTATTGTTACCAGTTATATCAGCTCTATCATGTAAAACATCTATATCTACGTCTTGCATTACATCTAACATGTAAGCAATCTCGGAGACCCATGCATCATTTTGTCCATGTAAACTTATATGATCTAGACATCTAAACCAATCATAGGGCATAATAGGAAAGATACTATAAGGATGTCCTGTTTGTTCTCGAACTTTAAGAAGTTTAAACTGGCCATCAAACTTATTGATTTCTAAATCCCAGTTTTTAGTTTTCATTATAGCATCGTCATTAAAGAACATGATCCACAGTCCTTGTGCATATGAAGCTAACGAGTTATTATATAAATGTAAGTTTTCGTAACCCTGTCTTTGAAATTTTATTACTGATCTAGCTGGATGTTTAAAATCTTTAAGATAATCTATTGTCTCTGGATCATCGTCATCTACTCCGAAAAGTAGTTGAATTTTTGTAGGATCAGATGCATTATCTAATAATGATTCTACACATTTTTTTAATAAGGGAACTCTCTTCCTTGTAGGAAGTAAAATTGATACTGTCATTCCTCGTTCTAATTTGTTTATGATACTATATAAACAAAAAAGTTTTGCCCACCATCACCCCTGCTTCCAGTAAGTCTCCCTACCATTGAAGCAACACCTAATTTTTTTCTTCTATCTCGTAGAAAAATTTATCCGTATCCTCGGTCCGCCAATCCTTATTCTCTACATTCCATTCCGTGGTTTGGACTTTGTAGTCAGGGATTTCGTTTCTCGTAGTGAACGAATTAATGTTCCATAATAGTCTGTTATTAGGTTGAGCAGCAAAATTACCGTTGTCAAGCTCCAATACATGAGCGCACTTATGCTCCTGAGGAATTTCAGAATGATCTGTGTCAAGTAGATTGGAATCAGGGTGACACCAGTCAACGGTAAACAGATACTCACCATGATAAAATTTTTTATCTTTCCCAATATATTTAGCTCGTTGTCCGATTAAAAAAGAAAAATGATTAACGCTATGATAGTAATCAAAGCTATTCCACAGCTGAAGAAAGTCGTTTGACAAATCTGGCACTTCTTTCCGTTCCATATCTTTAGAAAAGAAGGCACATATTGGCAAACGCCAAAAGCAAGCGCCATTTTCCAACATGATATTAAAGAGGAGACTACGACCCTGTATACTTGTAAGACCAAAGATAACACAGTCCTCGCTTTCTCCATTATGTTTTCGTAAATCATATAAATACTCCTTGCGTACTTTACAATAAATTGGTGGAAGGCTACTATTTAAAAATGACATTGTAAAGATATAAAATAAAAAAAATTTTTTTTCTACAAAATTTATATACATTTAAGTCATTCATCACTCTTTTTATCTCTTTCTCCCTTAAAGAGCAAGATTTCTTTTCAAACTTTATACGATTTTATTTTATTAAACTTAATACGATTTTAAAAATTAGATAAATGAGAATTAAAAAAAGAATAAAAAAAAAGAGAGCGAGAAATTAATCTCGCTCTCTAATATTAGTTTTTAATTAAAGACTATTAACTTTATTCTCGAAGAATTTAATATTCTCGATTATATCGTTACTAACTTTATTAGTCTTAATAAATTCTTTATTCGAATTTATTAAATCTAGATATAAATCTTTTTTATTTTTATCTAGATACGAATTTAAATCTATTAATAGATTTACTTTTTTAAAACGATTATTTTTCGTAGTATCATATTCGATATCTATTTTTCTATAATCGTTATTAAAAGCTAGTTCTATATTAGTCGAGAATTTAGCTTTTTCGTAAATAAAAAAAGATTTAGTCTTATCTCTTTTATTATTAAATAATCTAAATAAAATTTTTTTATCTTTATATTCTCTAAAAGATAAAGCTACTTTATTCTCGATTATTTTAGCTTCGTTTTTATTTTTCATCTTTTTTCTTCTTTCTAACTTTCTTAAACTCTTTTAATTTTTAAAAGATTTAAATTTAAAAAAGTTAATTAAATATAATTTATTTTAAAAGAAATTAAAAGTATTATTTTCTGTTGTTTAGAATTGTTCTAAGTTTACTGTTGTTCTCGTTTTGTTCTTATTATATTCTTATAATACTACCTACACTAGAATAGTATAAAAAGTTAATAAAAATAAAAACGTAATTGGTAATTTAAATAATATAATCATAATTTTACTTTCTTAATTAGTTAATAAAATTAATTAATATATTTTTAATATCATCGTTATACTTTTTTATTTCTATTTTTTAATTTTATCGTAATGCGAGGCTCGAGGAGGATAAAGCTCTTTCCCTCATTTTTTTTATTAATCTTGATCCCTGCTGATCAGCCTTGATCCTAGGATCCGCACTGAGCAACTAGGCACAAGCATCACTGCAACAGGGACGGCGGCGGCGTGTTATTGTATGTTGTGATCTTTTTGAATTTGGTCTAGGTATGTAGACAAGTCATCATCGTTCATAGCATCTAGTGTGGAGTGTTGTACTTCCTTCTTCTCAACAAGGAACCCCAACAATTGCGACTTCAGCCTTATCGCATTGACTGCTGCGGAATACTGCTTCTTGCCACAAGCATCAGCATACACTTTATCAAGTTTCTCTACCTCTTTTGACACAGACTCACTTGTCAAGCGCCTAGCATCAACCCTCAACCTATCTATATATTGGATAATCTTATCCTTCTTTAAGTTGCGGGCAGCTTGGACATGAGCTGATGTTTCAGAATAACCTGCGTCAACAGCAGCGTTTCTCTTACCTTTTCCTGCAGCAATACCCTCACAGAACTTCTTTTCCATAGAGGATAAGGTCGCTTCATTTGTTTGATGGATTTGGTCTATTGTTATCGCCATATTTATCCTAATATAGCGATTTATTTATGAATGTAAATCTAGATTATTTCCACATTATAATTTAATATTGTGTTTAATCATTCTATTTTTTTGGTTTTTAGTAATCTTGTAGTATGTAGTTGCACTAACAGGGAATCTACCTGTTTCGTCTAACGTAGGATCGACAATTAAAAACCCATTAAATTCGAAACCTAACATACCTTCTACAACCTGTAATACTTTAGGTGAATGTTGTATCTTATTAAATTTATAATCCTTTGGTAATACTGCGTTAGGATTAGGTGATACTACATCTAAATATTTATCATCAGCCATTATAACTCCTCTCTGTTTGGTATCATAAACGCAAATTTAACTGCGAATACTAACATAATTGCTAATCCTAACCATACGTCAAAATGTATAGTTATTATAGCACCCATCATTATTATTGCAAAATGTAATGCAAACCAAATTGCTCTTAACATATATTCCTCGCTTTCTTTATTTTGTTATCTAATTTAACTTGTGCGTCAACTCGTTGTATATTAGCATCAATCTCTTTACGATCATTTCTATAAATACGATCAATTTCACACATACAACTT